CCATTCGGTGATGTAGGGAGCACATAATGTTAGGACAACAATTCTATCACGAAACCATTAGAAAAATAATTGTAACCTTTGGTACAATATTTAATAACATAAATTTAGTCAGAAAAAATAATAGTGGAGCAGTGGTCCAAAAAATGAAAGTTCCACTTGCATATGGTCCAAAACAAAAATTTCTTGCAAGATTAGATCAAGATGCAAATTTAGATAGTAAAGTAGCAATTACTTTACCAAGACTTGCATTTGAAATACAAAACTTAACTTATGATTCCACAAGAAAATTAAACAGAGTTCAAAAATTTAAAAAGGTACAAGGAACAACAGGTGTCACATCAAAACTAGATAGTCAATTTATGCCAGTTCCATATAATTTAGATTTTGAGTTATATGCTATGGCAAAACAATCAGATGATGCATTACAAATGATAGAACAAATACTCCCATACTTTCAACCAGATTATACTGTTACAATAAATGATATACCTGAAATGGGAATTAAAAGAGATGTTCCTATTGTTTTAAATTCTATATCTTATGAGGATAGTTATCGTGGAGAATTCACAGAAAGAAGAGCAATAATCTATACTTTAGGATTTACTTCTAAATTTTATCTTTATGGACCAGTTACAGATTCAAAAATTATTAAACAAGTTCAAGTTGATCAATATAGTAATTTACCAGAGGTACAACCTACGAGAGAACAACGAATCACAGTAACACCAAACCCAACTACAGCTACTGCTGATGATGATTTTGGATTTAATGAAACAATAAGTTTCTTTGAGGATGCGAAGAATTTTGATGAAACAAGTGGAACAGATAAGTAGAGAAAAAGCAATAAATTTAGACATATCTTCTAAATGCACTTTAAGTTGTAGTGGTTGTGATCGCCAGTGGTATGTTAAACATAATCAAAAAATTCCAAAAAATGATTTATCATTTGAAGATTTTGTAAAAATCGCAGATTATTTTGAAAGAATTCTTTTTTGTGGAAATATATCTGACCCAGTTTTCAATCCTAACTTTATAAGAATGTTAGAGTTATGTGATCAAAGAAATATTCAAGTACAAATTCACACATCAGCATCACATCAACCAAAAGAATGGTATATAAAAGCATTTGAGGCAAACAAAAATGCAAAATGGATTTTTGGATTAGATGGTTTACCAAAAGATAGTCACAAATATCGTGTCAATCAAGATGGAAATAAGTTATATGAAATGATGAAACTTGGTGTTTCTATGGGAATTTTTGTTTCTTGGCAATATATAGTCTTTGATTACAATGAGGATGACAGTTTTGAGGCCTACGGAATGGCTGTTGACGAAAATATGGAATTTTTATTAATTGAATCGTCAAGGTTTGATGATGAGAATCCACTAAAGCCAGAAACGGGGTTTACATTAAAACAAAACTTAAACACATTTGATCCTGCCTGTTTAAAAAATAAAGAATATGGTTGGGATTTTCAAGGAAAACTGTTACCTTGTTGTTGGTATTGGCAACCAGGGCAACAACATTTAAGTTTTTTGCCAGAACTAACAGATGATAAATTTAGTATAGGTAATGTGAAAAGTGTAAATGATATTATTAACTCAAAAGAATGGATTGATTTTCATAAAATGTTAAAAGATAATCCAGAAAATGCACCCGAGATATGTAAAACATATTGTGGTCGTAGAGGAGGCAAAACAAGCACCAGAACTTTTATGAAAGCAGGAAGAACTTGAAAAAAGATGATGATAATATTTTTCATGCTCTAAATATACATTTAGAATATCAAAAAGAATTTAAAAATTGTGTTGATATAGGATATTGTAATGGTAGTCACTCTAGAATTTATATAAAAGCCTTTGAAAAAGTTGTTGCATTTGATTGTCATCCATATGTAGAATTAATAGAGGATGAAAAATTTATATATTACAATCAAGCATTACATTCAACAGATTCATATAAAGAATTTTACATAGACACAATTCATAAAGGATTATCTACTTTTTATAAAGAAAATTTTAGTAGATGGAAAGAAAAAGGATATAAATCTAATATTATAAAAACTATTAGGTCAACAAAAAAATTAGATTCATATAAATTAGAACCTGATTTTATTAAAATAGATGCAGAGGGTAGTGAATATGATATCATACTTGGTGGGATAGAAACAATTAAAAAATATAAACCAACTTTACAAGTAGAGATAATAAAATTAGATAATGAAATAAAAAGAAAAAATTTAAAAGAATTATTATTTCCAATTGGATATGAGTTAATTGAAAAAGATAAAAAATTAGACCCTATTTTTATTTACAAGGAGTAAAATATGAAATTAAGTGATTTTTGTAGAATTTATAACAATGCAGCCTCAGATGAATTAGTTCAAGAGATGTTAGATTGGTTTGAGTCAGATAAAGATTCTAAAACTGTTTCAGCAAATAGAGATACAAGAAAAGATTTACAAAAGTGGGTGTCAATAGATTCTTCTCTTTATAATAAAATAGAAATTGTAAAAAGAAAAACTTTAGATTTATATCTAGAGGAGTTTCCTTATGTTTATAGGGGGAATCAAAAACTTATATCAAAAGAAACTAAAATACAAAAAACAGACCCCAAAGGTGGTGGATTTCATAATTTTCATTCAGAGATATCTCACTACAAAAATATTCGTAGAGTTTTAGTTTGGACATTATATCTAAACGATATAAAGAAAAATGAGGGAGAAACAGAATTTTTGTTAGAAAATATTAGAGTACAACCTAAAAAAGGTATGATGGCAATATTTCCAGCCGCATTTCCTTGGCAACATAGAGGAAACCCAGTTCATCATCAATCTAAATATATATCAACGGGTTGGTGGTTATACCCAGAGGAAGGTAAAATGGATTAATGAGTAACGGAACAGAAAAATTATATCAAACTAATCAAATAGATTCAACACCAGATGTTGATAGAGATTATGAGTATCAAAGACAGAACTTTTACAACTTAGTTGAGAGAGGTCAAGATGCGATACAAGGTATTTTAGATTTAGCCCAACAAAGTCAGCACCCTAGAGCATATGAGGTTGCTGGACAATTAATAAAACAAGTTGGAGATGTTACAGAAAAACTCGGCGATTTACAAACTAAAATGAAAAAACTAAAAGAAGTACCAAATGATGCACCAAAAAATGTTACTAATGCATTATTTGTAGGTTCAACTGCTGAATTACAAAGAATGTTAAAGGAGAAATAATGCAAGGAGATCATTTGCCAATGCAAGGTGATGATTTATTTAGACACCTTAGAATACATTGTAGGAAGCGTAAAAAAAGAAAGGATAAAAAGTAATGTTAGAGTGGATGATATATGCAGCCGTTTTAATAAATGGTGATAGTTTACAATATAAAGCAACAAATCATATTGCATTTCCAAAAGCAACTCAATGTGTAAGATATTTGGGAAACAATGCAATAAATATGACTTATGCGTTAGAAAACTATTTGGAAGAAACATATGGAAAAGATAATTATGTAACTTTAGAAATAGGTTGTATGGAAAACAAAGACCCAGATGTAGCAGAAAACAATAGAAAAGTAATTTTTGCGAGAAGAGGTATGGAAGGTGTTTGATATTTATACTAGACCAGATTGTGTTTGGTGCAATAAAGCAAAAGAATTGTTATTTAAAGAAGGCATAGAATATAATGACTATGATATAAACCAAAAACTTTTGCGAGAAGAATTAAAATCTAAAGCTCCTGGCATAAAAACTATTCCACAAATTTTTAAAAGTGGAGTTAGAATTGGTGGTTATCAAGATTTAGTAACTTATTTAGAGGAGAAAACAAATGTACGAATATCAATGTAAAGTAGTAAAAGTTGTTGATGGTGATACTGTAGATGTAGATATAGATTTAGGATTTGGTGTATGGTTGCGTGATGAGAGAGTTAGACTTTATGGGATTGACACACCAGAATCTAGAACTTCAGATGACATAGAGAAGATATATGGATTTGCAGCTAAAGAATATTTGGAAAGATATTTATCAGCAGGTAATATTGTTTTAAAAACAAAAACATATGATGCTAAAGGAAAGTTTGGAAGAATATTAGGTGAGTTGTGGGCATTTGACACAAATATTAATGAGAGAATGGTAGAGGAAAATCATGCAGTTAGATATGAAGGTCAATCTAAAAAAGATATAAAAGAAGCACATTTAAAAAATAGAGCAAAATTAGGATTGCATACAATTCAATCTTTTGAGGAATAAAATGGCAAACGCACAATATCTAGGAAATCCAAATCTTAAAAAAGCAAACACAGCTGTAGAGTTTACAAAACAAAACATTACAGAGTATAAAAAGTGTATGGATAATCCTTTATATTTTGTAGAAAATTATATGAAAATTGTTTCATTAGATGAGGGTCTTGTTCCTTTTAGAATGTATAATTTTCAAAAAGATATGATTGGTACATTTCATAAGAATCGTTTTACTATTTGCAAATTACCTAGACAATCTGGTAAATCAACAATAATGATAGCGTACTTACTTCATTATGCATTATTTAATCCAAATGTAAATATAGCCATACTAGCAAACAAAGCTGCAACTGCAAGAGATATATTAGGTAGATTGCAACTTGCATATGAAAATCTTCCAACTTGGTTACAACAAGGAATCTTGTCTTGGAATAAAGGATCATTAGAGATAGAAAATGGTTCTAAAATACTTGCGGCCTCAACTTCTGCTTCTGCAATTCGTGGTGGTTCTTTTAATGTTATATTTTTAGATGAGTTTGCTTTCGTTCCACCTACTATTGCTGAACAATTTTTTAGTTCAGTTTATCCTACAATAACTTCTGGTAAATCTACAAAAGTTATTATTGTATCTACACCTCATGGTATGAATATGTTTTACAAAATATGGACAGATGCAGAACATAAAAGAAATAGTTATGTTCCTATTGAGGTTCATTGGACAGAAGTGCCAGGTCGTGATGAGAAATGGAAAGAAGAAACGATAAGAAATACAAGTCAACAACAATTTAATTCAGAATTTGAGTGTGAATTTTTAGGTTCTACAAACACACTTATCAATGCGAGTAAATTGAGAAGTATGGCATATAAAACTCCAATAGAACAATATGCTGGATTATCGGTTTATGAAAAACCACAAAAAGATAAAACATATATGTTAACGGCAGATGTTGCCAGAGGAACTAAAAATGATAACTCTGCATACATTGTTTTTGATGTTACAGAAATACCATATAAAATAGTAGCAACATTTAAAGATAATGAATTAAAACCTTTGATGTTCCCTCATAAAATTCATGATGTAGCAAAGGCTTATAATAATGCATATGTTTTAATAGAGGTTAATGACATAGGTGAACAAGTTGCAAATAACTTGCATTTTGATTTAGAATATGATAATATAGTAATGTGTTATATGCGTGGTCGTGCAGGTCAGATTATGGGTGGAGGTTACTCTGGTGGAAAAGCACAATTAGGTGTGAGGACAACAAAAACTGTTAAATCTGTTGGGTGTTCTAATTTAAAACAGATATTAGAAACAGATAAATTATTAGTACAAGATTTTGATTTAATAAATGAGTTTTCTACATTTGTTTCATTTGGAAATCAATGGAGAGCAGAGGAAGGTGCAAATGATGATTTAGTTATGTGTTGTGTTATTTTTGCTTGGGCGACAGATCAAACTTATTTTAAAGAATTAACTGATTTAAATATTAGACAGAAAATGTATAGTGAACAACAAAATCAATTAGAACAAGACATGGCTCCTTTTGGATTTGTTGTTAATGGTTTAGAAGAAGAAAATATTGGGGAGATGGTTGATGAATACGGCACAAAATGGAACCCAGTTGTCAGAACTTACGAAACTGATTGGTAATGTTGTAGGTGTGCATTTTTCTAATGGTGCAGGTGGAAACTTTTTAATACAATGTTTATCAATGTCAAAAGATTTTCATCTGAACGAACATTATGACGGAGATGTTTACGAATACATAATTAAATCTCACTCAAAAAAAGAACATTGGGAAGGTGGGAATAAAAACTTTTTATGTAATAAAAATACAGATACATTTTTTACAGAAGAATATTTTGATATACTTCACAGTATTAAACATAACAATGTAGAACTTTTAGATGTAGAAAAATATAATCCTAAACTTTTACAAATAAAAAAAAGATGGCCTCTAATTCTCCACTTTGTAGATAATTATGTTAAACCTAGTTTGTATTTAATAAATGGAGAGTCGATAAGAGAGGATTGTTTAAAACAAGTACCTTTACCTAAACATGATGATTATTTTACTGTGGATATGAGTTTAGTTTATTATTCTAAAAAATGGTTGACACAACTAGATAAAATTTGTGAATATTTAAATATAGAAGATACCAACCATGATAAAGTTAAAGATATTAGAGAGATTTGGCTAGACAAATTATGGTTAACGAAATCTCTCTAATTATTTTATTTAAAATGTAGATTTAGGTTCTGTGTCATCTATAATCACAACAAACTTACCAGATTTAATATCTTCTGCTAAAGCTGCAATTTTAGATTTAACCGTGGCAACTACACCTCTATTTGCAAATTCATAATAAGGTGCAAGTGATGCTCCACCTTTTGCCATCATTGTCCAATCGTGATATTCTTCAGAGGAGAATGTACCAGACTTAACTCTGTCTATTGCGTGATTAATCGCATCTTCCATATGCCATAATGCTGATGTAACAACAACATCTGTTCCATTTTCTTCTTTATTCATATCGTTAACATTTCCAAATGCGAGAATACCTTTTTCTCTACAAGCGTCAACAACTCCAGCTCTTTCTGCATACATTATATCACAACCTGATTCTATTTGTGCAAATGTTGCTTCTTTTGCTTTCGGTGGGTCATACCAAGAACCAATAAATGTTACTTTAAATTGAACATCTGAATTTACAGACCTAGAGCCATCCATAAACGCATGGAACAATCTGTTAACTTCACCGATAGCATAACCACCGACCATTCCAATTTTATTTGTTTTAGTCATATGACCTGCAAGAATACCCATTAGATAACAAGGTTCATGTATGTAGTTATCAAATACTGAGAAATTAGTTCCGTGAGGTTTAAATGGGTCACCCATTAGAAATGCTATTTGTGGATAATCGTCAGCAACTTTTCTGGCTTCTTTACTAATACCAAATGCTTCTCCAACTATTAACTGAACCCCTTGAGAACAATATTCTCTCATGACTCTTACATAGTCAGTATTTGCTGTGCTTTCTGAATACACATATTCTATCTCACCTCTTTTTGCAGCTGCATCTAAAGCGAGATGTAATCTTGCTACCCATTTTTGTTGAGTTGGAACTGTATAAATTCCAGCAACTTTTATTTTTGTACCAGCAAATGTAGGTAATGATGTTAATGCAGCTATTGCGGCCGCACTACCCACGCTGAACTCTCTTCTGTTTATAAATAATGATTTCATAAGTTTGCTCCTTTATGTAAATAAGTTTGAATTGATAAATCTTCTTATTTATACTAGGAGTAAACTTATGTTTTTAAATAATTTCAATAAGATCATTATCTAACTTTATCCAACAGTTTGAACACACAACTTTACAATTATTAATAAGTTCATTTATCTCTTTTCTGCTTTCTTCATTAATTCCAACTCTCTTTGATTGTTTACGAATATCAGAATCATGAGGATGGAATTTTAAACACACAGTTTCGCTTTCACCACAATAACTACAAGATTTATTTGCCAAGGTTTTGTTTAACCAAGACCCCCTTTTATTGTAATGTCTACGAGCTACTTTTTTAATAGTTTCTTTATATTTTTGGTAATGTGTTTCCATACGATTATTTATATGACTAATGGTATATAAAACCATTGATTTCAAATATTAAAATTTATAAATAATATAAAAACATACATTCTTGAGGAGAAAACAATGGCATTTTTGGTCTCACCTGGTGTTCAGGTAAAAGAAATAGATTTAACTAATGTAGTTCCAGCTGTTGCAACATCAATTGGTGCCATTGCAGCTGCTTTTGAAAAAGGACCTGTGGGTACAGTAGTTAACATCACTTCTGAAGAGGACTTAGTAAAAACATTTGGTAAACCCCAATCTACAAATAACGCATACGAAAATTGGTTTTCTGCAGCTAACTTTTTACAATACTCTAATGCATTAAGAGTTGTTCGTATAGAGTCTGGTGTGACTAATGCAGTTGCATCTGGTAGTACAGGTTTATTAATTAGAGATACAGATCATTATCTAGAAAGTTTTTCAGAGGGTCAAGGTTCAGTTGGTGAGTGGGCAGCAAGAAGTGCTGGAACACACGGAAATGGATTAGGAGTTTCAATTTGTGCAAGTTCAACTGCATATGAGGAAACTGCAAAGACAACAACCTCTGCTGAAGAAGCAGTAGGACAAACAGTAATTTCAATTACATCTGCAACAGGTTTCAATGTTGGAGATATAGTAAATTTTGGTGAAACAGATGGTAGTGAATACGAAGTAACCGCCGTTTCAACAGGTACACCAACACTAACAATAAAATTAAAAGATGACCCTAACGGCGGTGGATTGCAATCAACAGTTGCTTCAGGCACTAATGTCAGAAGAAGATGGAGATTCTATGATTTATTTGATGCAGCTCCAGGCACATCATCTTTTGCAACACAAAATAACAGAGGAACATTAGACGAAATTCATATCGTAGTTTATGATAGACTCGGAAAAATAAATGGATTTTCAGTAGATGCTAATGGTCAAAGAACAAATGCTATATTAGAAATTTTTGCTTCTCTTTCAGTTAATCCAAATGCAAAGTCGCCACAAGGTGACTCAATATATTACCCAGATGTAATTTATAGACAATCTGAATTTGTTTTTTGGATGGATCATAATACAGGTGGAACTAATTTTGGAACAGATATTGATGGAGGTTCAGGTTCTATCATCATAGATGGAACAGATGGTGCTGGAACAGACAATGGAGATAATATCGTTATGGATTCATCGGCCGCAGGTAGTGTCGATCAAAATGATAATATCACATTAGAAACAGGCACAGCCGCATATTCTGATTTAACTTCACCTACAGCAACTAATCTTCAAAGTGGTGCTGATGATTACGCAGTAACAGCTGGAGAAATTGAAACTGCATATGATAAATTTGATGACCAAGAGTCAATTGACATTAACTTAGTTATAGGTGGTTCATCAAGTGCAGTTACAGACTCATCTAGTGGACAAGACACTCATGTAACAATGATAACAAAATTAGTAGAGAAACGTAGAGATTGTGTTGCTTTTGTATCACCATATCGTTCTGCCGTTGTTGGAGTTGCAAGTAATATAACACAAAGCTCAAATGTTAAAACAGCATTTGATTTATGTCCATCATCTTCATATGTTGTATTTGATAGTGGTTACAAATATATGTACGACAAATACAATGATGTATTTAGATTTGTACCATTAAATGCTGATGTCGCTGGACTTTGTGCATTTACAGATCAAATTGCTGATGCATTTTTCTCACCTGCAGGTTTCAATAGAGGAAACATAAGAGGTGCGATTAAGTTAGCATTTAATCCAAATCAATCTCAAAGAGATGATTTATATAGAGCAAGAATTAACCCAGTTGTAAACTTTCCAGGTCAAGGTGTTGTTCTATTCGGAGATAAAACTGCATTATCAACACCAAGCGCATTTGATAGAATAAACGTAAGAAGATTATTCTTATTATTAGAAAAATCTATCGCAACTGCAGCTAAGTTTCAACTCTTTGAATTCAATGATGAATTTACAAGAGCACAATTTAGAAATCTTGTAGAACCTTTCTTGAGAGATATTCAAGGTAGAAGAGGAATATCAGCATTTAATGTTATTGCAGATTCTACAAATAACACAGCGTCAGTAATAGATAGAAATGAGTTTGTTGCTGATATTTTCGTCAGACCTGCTCGTTCAATTAACTTTGTAACTCTTAACTTTATTGCCACAAGAAGTGGGGTTGCATTTACAGAGATAGGAGGTTAAGATGGCAACGATAGATGAATTTAAAGCTAAACTTAGTGGAGGTGGTGCTCGTGCCAACCAATATAGAGTTACTCTTGCATCTCCACCTGATTTAAACTTAGGATTGAATGTCACAACAGCATCATTCTTAGCAACTGCAACTAATTTGCCTGGTCAGACTCTTGGAGAAATAGCAGTACCATTTAGAGGAAGAAATATATATGTTGCAGGTGACAGAGAATTTGAACCTTGGACAGTTACTTTTATGAATGATACAGATTTCATGATTAGAAATGCCATGGAAAGATGGATGAATGGAATCAACAATTTAGTAACAAATACTGGTCCAGCTGCATTAACAGGTTATCAAGCAGATTTAAGTGTTGAACAATTAGATAGAGATGATAATGTATTAAAAAGTTACATATTCAGAAGTGCATATCCTCAAACTATGGGGGAAATTGCTTTATCATATGATACAAATAATGAAATAGAAACATTTGAAGTAACTTGGAGATTTCAACATTTTGAAGCTAGTGATATTAATTTTGTTAGAAATCAAACAACATCTAATAATAATGCACCTAATGATATAAGAAACAATATAATAGGTGGAGTTATTTCTAGTCTAACTGGTCAACAATAAGCCTACTAAATACTTACAACAGTAGGAGTACATTATGGCAAATTTATTTGGGTTTAGATTTGAAAGAATCAAAGACTCACCGACTCAAGATAAATTCACACAGAAATCACCTGACGATGGTTCGGTAGAGATAGCTGGTGGTGGATATTACGCTCAAGTTCTTGATCAAGATGGTCGTGAGAAAAGTGAATTAGATTTAATTAAAAGATATAGAGATATTGCACAACAACCAGAAGTTGATTCTGCGATTGAAGATATCGTAAATGAGGCAATTGTTTCTAACGAAAGAGATATGCCTGTCAATATCGTTCTAGATTTACTTCCTTATACAAAAAATATAAAAGATAAAATTAGAGAATGTTTTGAAGAGGTTATGGACCTTTTAGATTTTAACGAAAAAGGCCATGACATTTTTAGACGTTGGTATGTTGATGGAAGATTATTTTATCATAAAGTTATTGATACTAAAAATCCAAAATCAGGTATCACAGAACTAAGATACATTGACCCTAGAAAAATTAAAAGAGTAAAATCAGTTAAAAAAGATAACAGTCGAGAAGGTACACAACTTATTAAAAGAGTTGAAACTTATTATATGTACAATGAAAAAGGCCTCGGCTCTGCTGGATTAGGTGGAGATATGCAAGGTATAAGAATATCTGGCGATTCTATTTCGTATTGTCCATCTGGATTAGTTGATCAAAACAAAAATATTGTTTTATCTTATCTTCATAAAGCAATCAAACCTACAAACCAATTAAGAATGATAGAGGATAGTTTAGTTATCTATCGTATATCAAGAGCACCAGAAAGAAGAATTTTCTATATTGATGTTGGTAATCTTCCAAAAATAAAAGCAGAACAATATCTAAAAGATGTTATGAATCGTTATCGTAACAAACTTGTTTATGATGCAAAGACAGGTGAAATACGAGATGATAGAAATCATATGTCCATGTTAGAGGATTTTTGGTTACCAAGAAGAGAAGGTGGCAGAGGAACAGAGATTACTACATTACCTGGTGGTTCAAATCTTGGTGAGATAGATGACATAGAATATTTCCAAAGAAAACTTTATCGTTCATTAAATGTACCTATCTCTAGATTAGAGGCAGAACAAAATTTTAGTTTGGGAAGAACTGCTGAGATTACAAGAGATGAACTTAAATTTACAAAGTTTGTTCAAAGAGTACGCAAAAAATTCATTCCATTATTTAATGATATCTTAAAAACACAATTAGTGTTAAAAGGTATTATTAGTATTGAGGAATGGGGTAAGATGAAAGAACACATTCAGTATGACTTTATGCAAGATGGTCATTTTGCAGAATTAAAAGAAGCTGAAATGTTGAGAGAAAGAATAGATATGATAGGACAAGTAGAACCTTATGTCGGAACTTTCTTCAGTAAAGAATTTGTTCATAAACAAGTATTGAAATTAACTGACCATGAAATAGAAGAGATGCAAAAACAAATCAGAAGAGAAGCTGGACTACCACCAGAAGAAGGTGGAGTTGATGTTCCATCAGGCACAGATGGTGTTACAAGATATCCAGCTGTTGATGGCACACCAATACCTGGTGATGATTTAGGTGCATATGATGGTCAACCACCAAAGGAGAATGGAAATGACAAGTCGTGATTTTGTAAATTCATTAGAAAAAAATAATAATCTTGAAGCAGAAGATGCATTTAAAAATGCAATGAAAATAAAAATGTCTGATGCAATAGATTTAAAAAAAAGAGAAGTTGCTTCATCAATAGTAACTAAAACTAACAAATCAGAAGAGGACAATGCCCAAGAAACTGAGTGAAATACAAGAATCTTTGATAGAGAAAGACGAACATAAACAAAGTAATTCTTACAAAAAACTAACACCTAAGATGAAAAGGGCCGTAGATGAGATATTTTCTACTATGGATAAACGGCCTAATGACTTTTTAAGTGCATTTGAGGGTATTATACGCAAGGTTTCGCAAAAATATAAAGTAACAGAAAAAGAAATTTATAAATACTTTGAACAAGAAACATCACTCGGATTTTAAGGGAAAGCAATGGCTTATAAATTAATACAACATATCGGAAATATTACGCAGGCAGACAACAATGCTTCCTCATTAGATTTAGGAAAATTAAGTCCTCACGGTGCTTTAAGAATAAGTGAATTTGGAGGACAAGACGGATTTTTTAAAATAACTGAAGCTGGAACAACAGTAACTGCCACCAATGGAAGTTATATAGGAGCAAACAAAACAGTATTTGCTACACCAGAAGAAAGACCTACAGCATTTCGTGGAGGTCGTGTTGGACTAGAAAATACAGATGGACACATATTATTAGAATCAGGTATTGATAATAATCCAGCTGGAAGATCAGCATTATTATATGATAACCCAGAGATCAATTTTGTCATTTCACATATTAATGAGTCAAGTGGTTCAAACAGTAAAATTTATGTAGAAGAAGTTACTTTAACTAATACATTATAGGAAAGAATAATGCAAATAGTAAAACTCATCACGGAAGAAGTTCAAGACGTACAATTTATCACAGAAGAAACTGAAGGTAAAAAAGATTATAAAATTAAAGGTATCTTTATGCAAGGAGGTATCAAAAATAGAAATGGTAGAATTTACCCAGTAGAAGTTTTACAAAAAGAAGTCGCAAATTATAATAAAGATTTTATAGAAAAAAATAGAGCTTTTGGAGAACTAGGACACCCCGAAGGGCCAACAGTAAATCTTGATAGAGTATCACATATGATTACTGAACTCAAACAAGAGGGAAAAGATTTTATTGGCGAAGCAAAGATAATGGACACACCAATGGGAAAAATTGCAAAGAGTCTAATAGATGAAGGTGCAACATTGGGTGTTAGTTCAAGAGGAATGGGTAGTCTAGAACAAAAAGGAAGTGCCAATTATGTAAGAGATGATTTTAAATTGGCAACTGCTGGTGATATCGTTGCAGACCCATCTGCACCTAATGCTTTTGTAGAAGGTATTATGGAAGGTAAAGAGTGGATTTGGAATAATGGTTCACTAGTAGAAAGTGAAGTTTACGCAATGAAACAAAGAATTGAAAAGAGAACAAAATTAAGAGAGGATAAGATGGCCGCTCTTGAATTTGCAAGATTTTTGAAAAATCTATAATTTATAAATAATTTATAACAAATTAACCTTAAAGGAGAAAATCCCATGGCTGATACAGAATTAGATAAAACCATTGAGGAATTAGAAGCGGAAGTCATTGCCGAACTTGAAGAAGATGCTATGGCAGATGCTCCTAAGAAAAACGCAATGAAGGCCCAAAAAGAAGGTCCTATGAAAGGTAACCCAGAAGATGGTTCAGTAGAAGATACTGGCCCTGCTGTTGTTTCACCAACTCAAGGCACTACACCTTCCAAAAAAGTAACAAGTTCTGCGAAAGAAGTTTCTGGTGACCCTGCACAAAAAAGTGAAGGCAAACCAAACAAAATGGACAAAGCAAAAGATGCTGGTCAAAACAGACCTCTTGCAGCTGGAGATCAAGTAGATCACGAAGGTGAAAAACTTGAAGAAGGCGAACACGAAGAAGGTATGCACGACACAGACGAAGGTATGCACGAAAAAGATATGATGAAAATGTCCAAACAAGATTTAATGGCAATGTATATGAATAGTATGACTAAAGAACAATTAGTCAAAGCTGTGAAAAAAGAAATGGCTCACAAAAAAGAGTCTAAAGAAGAAAAAGATGCCAGAACTGAGGAAAGAATAAAATCTGTAGATGTTAAAGAGGATGTAGAAGCTCTTCTATCTGCTGATGATACTTTATCAGAGGACTTTAAATCAAAAGCTGCAACAATTTTTGAAGCTGCAATTAAAACAAAACTCCGTTCAGAAGTAAAAAGAATTTCTGATGAAATGGATGGAGAACTTACAGAACAGGTTGAACAGATTAAAGATAATTTAACTGATAAAGTAGATACCTATTTGAACTATGTTGTAGAAGAATGGATGAAAGAAAATGAACTCGCAATTGAAAGAGGACTTAAAGGTGAAATCGCAGAAGATTTTATCGCAGGTATGAAACAATTGTTTGAGGATCACTATATTGATGTGCCAGATGAAAAATATGATATTCTAGAGGCACAATCAGAAAAAATTTCTAAACTAGAAGAGAAAGTTGAAACTCAAATTTCACAAATTGTTGAAATGAAGCAGTCAAATTCAGGCCTAGTTAGAGAAAAGGTTATCTCAGACGTATCAGCTGATCTAACCGATAACGATTTTGAAAAGTTTAAATCACTAACAGAAGATGTAGATTTCACAGATGAAGAATCTTTCAGAGAAAAGTTAGATACTTTAAAAGAAAGTTACTTTCCAAAAAATAAAGGAACTGTTTCTGAAAAAACTCAAATAGATGATGTAGATACTGGCACCGCCCTAGAGGACAATACAGATACAGCAATGGCTGCATATACATCTGCTATTGGCAAAACTGTAAAGCGTGCAAATTAATTAGTAGATTTTAAGGAGAAAACATATGTTTCAAACACAACATCTACAAGAAAAGTGGCAGCCAGTCCTAGAACACCCTGATTTACCAAAAATTGAGGATTCTTACAAGCGGGCTGTAACTACACTAATTCTTGAAAACCAAGAAAAAGCAATCAAAGAAGATAGAACATTCTTAGGAGAGGCAGCGCCTACAAACGCAACTGGTTCTTCAATAGATAACTGGGACCCAATCTTAATCTCTCTAGTTAGACGTTCTATGCCAAACCTTATTGCATATGATGTCTGCGGTGTTCAACCAATGACTGGTCCAACTGGACTAATCTTTGCAATGAGAGCGAGAATTCAATCACAAACTGGTGCTGAAGCTCTTGCAGACGAACCTACAATGTTATCTAACCAAGACGCTGGTTCTGATACAGGTGGTGGAGATATATCAGGTACTAATCCTGCTGTTCTTAACGATTCACCTGTCGGTACCTACTCAACTGCAACTGGTATGACAGCTGCACAAGGTGAAGCATTAGGTGACACAACAACTAACGCTTTCGCTGAAATGGCTTTCAGTATTGAAAAACATACTGTTACTGCTGTATCAAGAGCTCTTAAAGCAGAATATACTATGGAACTTGCTCAAGACTTAAAAGCAATCCATGGTTTAGATGCTGAAACAGAACTTGCAAATATTTTATCTGCTGAAATTCTTGCAGAGATCAACCGTGAGGTTATCAGAAATATTTACACAACTGCTGTTAAAGGCGCTCAAGTGAATACAACTACTGCAGGTATCTTTGATTTAGATACAGACTCAAATGGTAGATGGTCAGTTGAGAAATTCAAAGGTTTAATGTTTGCAATTGAAAGAGATGCTAACGCTATCGGACAACAAACAAGAAGAGGAAAAGGTAACATGATTATATGTTCTGCTGATGTTGCTTCTGCTCTTCAAATGGCTGGTGTTTTAGATTACACACCTGCTTTAAACAATAACCTAAATGTAGATGACACTTCAACAACTTTCGCAGGTGTCATGAATGGTAGATACAAAGTATATGTTGACCCATATGCTGCTAACGTAGCTGCTAAACAATACTACATTGCTGGATATAAAGGAACTTCACCTTATGATGCAGGTATGTTCTATTGCCCATATGTTCCACTACAAATGGTTCGTGCAGTTGGGGAAAATACTTTCCAACCAAAAATTGGCTTTAAAACAAGATACGGCATTGCAGCCAACCCATTCCATACTGGAACAGTTGCTGCTTCTGCTGAAGGTGCTATCTCAATTACTGCAAATACAAACAAATACTACAGAAGAGTTCAAATTGCTAACTTAATGTAATCTTTGTTTCAAAAAAAACTTAGGGGGGCGTTCATCGCCCCCTTTTTTTTGTGATAAATACTTGTATAAGGAAAATAAATGTCAGAATTATTTGGATTACAAAGACAACCAACAAAATTAGATTATGCAAGTCCAACACAGTTTAGACTTGTTATCTCTCAACTTCCAAAAGTTGAATACTTTGTTTCTGCGTGTAATTTGCCAGGTATCAATCTTGGCGAAGCAATTTTTCCTACACCACTTAAAGCAATACCTGTGATGGGTGATACTTTAACTTTTGAAAATTTAAATATTACTTTTATGGTAGATGAGTTTTTAGAAAACTATAAAGAACTTCACGATTGGTTACTTGCAATAGGATTTCCAAAATCACGAACACAATTCTCTAATTTTAGAAGTTCAACATCAAATACTCCAACAGCAACAAGAGGAATAAGTCAAGACATTGCAATTGATAATAGACCTCCAACACCTGCGAACTCTTTATTTTCTGATGCTACTCTAACAATATTATCTAATAAAAACAATCCCATTGTAGAGGTTAGGTTTGAAGATTTTTACCCAGTTCTAATTGGTGGATTACAATTTACACAAGATGCAACAGATGTTCAATATTTAACAACAACAGCTGATTTCTCTTACAAATATTATGAAATAAAAACATTGACATAACTTTGTTTTTATGTTATTATGTCCAATATGACTTTAGACGAATTAAAAAAATTAGTAGAAAAAGATTTACCCATCAATGATAATCACTTAGACACAGAGTCTTTGAGAAGTCAAGAACTATATGCAAAGTATTCTGATATAAAAACAAAATTTGAATTTTTAGTTTTTAAAGCAAAAAGTGAACAGAAGATTTTATATAAAAATAAATGGGAATATTATAGTGGAAGGTCTGATGCAAAAGTATATAGAGAGAAACCATTTGATTTAAAAATACTAAAAGCAGATTTATCTATCTATATTGATGCAGATGAAGAGATGATAGATGCAACTAACAAAATTTTATATCTAGAAACAATCATTAAATATTGTGATTCAATACTTAAATCAATTACAAGTAGGGGTTGGGATATAAAAAACGCCATAGAGTGGAGAAAGTTTGAGGCTGGAAAATGAAACAATGGATTGGATATTATGAGAACATACTTTCAAATAAATTGTGTGATGATTTAATAAAACATAGTGAAACTTTAAATTTATCAAAGTCACAATATGCAAACAATAAGGGCATTATTAAAAATAGTGAGGAACGAGTTAAAATGGATGACGTTTGGTTTCGTGAAGGTCAACCATTCTTCAAAGATATCCTTGATTCTTTTTCTGAAGTCATAAAAAAATATCATGCACAACATGAATTGTTTACTTGTCAAAGACATTGTGATTTTAGACTTAACAAATATTCTGTTGACGGATTTATGTCTAAACATATTGACAACATTCATCACTCTCACGGACAACAATATGGTTATCCACAAGTATCAGCATTGTTATTTCTAAATGATGATTACGAAGGTGGTGAATTTATTGTTGCAGATGTTGAATATACAACTAAAAAAGGTTCTGCAATAATATTTCCATCAAACTTTATGTTTCCTCATGAAGTGAAAATAATTAAAAAAGGAACGAGGTATAGTATAGTAACATGGCTGATTTAAAAAAACATATGTGTTTTCCTACAGTTGTAGCTGAGTTTCAATATGAATCCTCTGTACAATCTAAAAAAGAAATGTTAAGTTATGTAAAAGATCGTACAGGCTTTCAACAAACAAAAGATGATTTACATACAACTTCAGAATTTAAAGATTTTGCAAATTTTATTTTTGAAATAAATCAAAAACATCTTACAGAGTTAGGATATATTTTTGATAGATTAGACATGACTGGTATGTGGGCAAACACTTTACAAGGTGGAGAAATACATCAACCACATACACACTCTAATAATTTTTTGTCAGGTGTTTATTATTTAAAGACATCAAGTCGTACATCACCAATACAATTTTTTGATCCAAGACCTCAAGCAAATGTGTTGAATCCTAAAAGAAAAGCAAATTGGTTAAACTCTAGTATGATACAATTTGATTCTACAGAAAATTATGGATTTATATTTCCATCTTGGTTACAACATTGGGTACCTGCAACACCAGAAAAAAGAATTAGTATATCTTGGAATATATTAGTTCGTGGAGAGTATGGTGACAAAGGCACTTTACAAAATTCTGTAATATGATAGATTGGGCTAGTAAAGTATATGAGTTATGGAAAATACAAGATTTAGATGAAGTCTATTTTGAGTATCAATTACATGATTATGAAATATTACAAAGGTTATTTAAATCAATAAAAACAGTTAAATGTATTGGTGGTTGTATTAATTTAGATTTTTTTATAGCCCAAAGCAACAATCAAGTAAAAAGTTGTGTTAATATAGATTGTTTAGAGGATTGGGCTAAAGACGGCAAACCAAATGAAGATATAGATAGAAAACATCAAAGATTTAAAAAGATGTTTGATTATAATGGTGAATATAAATTAATAAAAGAAAAATATGATGGAGAAGTTTTTAACGAGTATTATGATTGTATAATTGATAGTTTAGGAACAGGTTGGAATGATCACGATTCAAATGGCGTAAATGTAACTTGGAATGGAAATGTCTTACCGAAACTATATGTTGGTGTTCACAGAATTAATTTAGAGCGTAGAGTAACAAATATTGGAAATCAAAGAGATTGGAAATGGTTATCTGATGTAGATAAAAAACTTCCAATGTTATTATGTACAAAAAGAATTGCAATATTTGGAGATTTTAAAATACCAGAGTTAGAATATTTTGGAGAAATTACTGAAAAGTTTACAATGAAAGTAAATGATAGATTTGTTCCTATGTATATTGCTAAAGATGATTTTCTTACTAAGATATTGTCAGATAATGTAGAATATGCTAAATTGGTCTAAAACTCATCCACATCTTCAACAAATGAGAGATGAGGAGTTACAATTTTTAAATGAGTTTGTAGCATCTATTAATGGAAATATATTGGAAATAGGAACTGGTGGCTCTACTGTAATGATGCTAGATGCAACAAAAGATACAGACAGAGTAATAACAACTATTGATATGAAAGATAAACTTGAGGATTATTATCAGTATCTACCAGAGGATTATAAGAAAAGATTAAATTTTATTCAAGCAGATTGTCAAACTGTTAAATTACATCCAAAATTAAAATTTAAAATGATGTTAGTTGATGGAAATCATATGTACGAAAATGTTAGAAAAGATACATTTAAGTTTTGGGATTACATCACAGACTATATTGTTTTTCACGATTATGAATTACAGCATGGAGTTACAAATCTTGTGAAACAACTAATTAAAAGTGGATATGCTGATATTCATATGAGAAAAGAAAGTTTAATAATTGTTGATAAAAAAATTAAATGATGTTTATCTTCACATAGAAACAAACGATAGTTTAGCACAAGAGCTTTCAGATTATTTTACATTTGAAGTACCAGGGTTTAAATATATGCCTGCATATAGAAATAGAATGTGGGATGGAAAAATTCGTTTATTTTCTAAACACACTCATCAAATATATTATGGGTTACTCCCACATATTGAAAAATTTTGTAAAATAAATAGTATTAAATATACCAAAGAAGTAGATGAAGAAAACAATATAGAGAAAGATGATGTTGATAAATTTATTAAATCATTACGACCAAAAAGTAGGGGCAAGGATATTGCAATTCGTGATTATCAATCAAGTTGTGTTGAGAACGCAATTAGAAAACACCGTGGTTTGTTTTTATCTCCTACTGCTTCTGGTAAGTCGCTCATTATATACTCTCTTGTAAGATACTATCAATTATTATTAAATAAACAAATTCTTATATTAGTTCCAACAACATCATTAGTTGAACAGATGGCATCAGATTTTATTGATTATGGTTGGGAAGAAAAATACATACACAAAGTCTATAGTGGCCACGATAAAGTTACAGACAAACCTGTAACAATATCTACTTGGCAATCTTTGATGAAACAGAATAAAAAGTTTTTTGCAAAGTATGGCTGTGTCATTGGAGATGAAGCACATACCTTTAAGGCAAAATCTTTAACAAGTATTATGACTAAATTAGAAGATTGCAAATACAAGTTTGGATTCACTGGTACATTAGATGGAACACAAACACATAGATTTGTATTAGAGGGATTGTTTGGTCAAGTTGAAAAAATAACAACGACTAAAGAGTTGATGGATAAAAAAACTCTTGCAGATTTATCTATCAATTGTATTTTATTAAAATATTCACAAGACACTTGTAAAATGATAAAGGAATATACATATCAAGAAGAGCTAGATTTTTTAGTAAACCATGAGGATAGAAATAACTTTATTGTTAATTTGTGTAAAAATTTAAAAGGAAACACATTATGTCTTTATCAATTAGTTGAAAAACATGGTTCAGTTTTATATGATATGATGTTAAGAACAATTAATAAAAAAATATTTTTTGTACACGGAGGGGTATCAACAGATGATAGAGAACAAATTAGAGCAATTACCGAGAAATCAAAAGATGGAATTATTATCGCTAGTTTCGGTACTTTTAGCACTGGTATTAATATTCGTAACTTGCACAACATTATCTTTGCTAGTCCAACCAAGTCAAGAATTCGTAGTCTACAATCAATTGGTAGAGGATTAAGATTAAAAGATAATAAGTCTGGTGCAAAATTATTTGATATTGGAGATGACTTAACATATCAGAATAGAAAAAACTTTACGTTATTGCATTTTCAAGAGAGAATAAATATCTATGAGGGAGAAGAATTTAAATACAACTTAGATTCTGTAAAACTACAATGAGTTATCACATAATAAAATTATCAAACGGAGAAGATATTGTTTGTAAGATCATTAAAGATGATCTTGAAAACTTAACCATATCTAAACCTTTAAAATTCTACCTAGTTCCAAGACCATTTAAAAATACTCTTGTTGAAAGTTTAACCTTGACAAGATGGATTCAGCCATATACAACAGATACAGAAATGTCATTAAACAAAAACTCAATAATAACAATTGTTAAAGCTGCAAATGATTTATCAGAATTTTATGAACTTAACATTGATAAAAATCTAAAACCAGAACCTGTTGAAGAAGAAAAAGAATACGAAAATTATCTTACAAATAAAAAAACTATTCATTGACAATAACTTAAAAATGGTGTATAATTAAATCTATGGCTAAACGAAGTAAACAAAACCCACAACATTATGTTGACAATAAAAAATTATATGAAGAAATGAAACTCTTTAAGGAGAAATGTAAAGAAGCAGAAGGTGTTGGAGAATCAAGACCACCCGTACCAGATTACATAGGAATATGTTTTTTAAAAATTGCAAATGGACTATCTTTTAGACCAAACTTTATCAACTACACATATCGTGATGAAATGATATCAGATGGTATAGAAAATTGTTTGCAATACATTTATAATTTCAACCCTGATAAATCAAAAAATCCATTTGCATATTTTACACAAATAATTTATTATGCATTTATAAGACGTATTCAGAAAGAAAAGAAACAAGCTCATATCGTTCATAAGATAATAGAAAAGGCAGAATACAGAACCTTTGAAACTATGGAGGGTGATACGACACCATATAGTGTACAAGGATTTGATGCAGATATGATGTTACCAGTTGTGCCTATTTTAAAAAGTAAAGAGGCAGAAAAAAAAGAAAAGACACCAAAATCTTTAGAAAACTTTATGGAAGATTAAATGAAAGTTGCATTAATTACGGATAGTCATTTTGGTGCTAGAAATGATAATAAACACTTTTCAGATTATTTTTATTCATTTTATGAGGGATTATTTTTTCCAACTTTAGAAATGAGAGGAATAGATACTGTTATTCATCTTGGTGATTTGATGGATAGAAGAAGATTTGTTTCTTATCATACTGCAAAAGAAATGAGAGAAAGATTTATTTTACCATTTCAAATGTTAGATATGAATCTACATATAATGTGTGGTAATCACGATACTTTTTTTAAAAATTCAAATGATATTAATAGTTTAAAAGAACTTCTTGGAAATCGTAGTAATAAAATTCATATCTACGAGGAAGCCACAGAGGTCAATATTGGTGGATTAGATATTCTTTTTATGCCGTGGATAAACTCACAAAACTATATTTACTCTATGGGAATGATAGAGGAAACTAATGCAAAAGTATGCATGGGTCATTTGGAAATAAAAGGATTTCAAATGTATGGTGGTATAGTAAGTCAAAATGGTTATGAAAAACAAACATTCAGAAAATTTGACACAGTTTTTAGCGGCCACTTTCATCACAAATCAGATGATGGCCAAATTTATTATTTGGGTGCTCCTTATGAAATGTATTGGAATGATTACAATTGTCCAAAAGGTTTTCATATTTTTGATACGGAAACTCTAGAGCTAGAAAGAATTATAAACACAAATACAATACACGAAAAAATTTATTATGATGACGAAAAAATAAATTACGAGGAATATAAGGTTGATTCTTTTGCAAATAAATTTGTTAAAATTATTATTGTAAACAAAAAGGACTTATATGGTTTTGATAGGTTTATGGATAAAATTTTAAAAGCAAATCCACATGATGTAAAAGTTATAGAGGATTTTTCTGACTTACAAGCAGATACAGTTACAGATGATATTATAAATCATGCTGAGGACACAACAACACTATTAAATAAATATGTTGATGAATTAGATGTAACTCTTGATAAGGATAGACTAAAAGGTCTCATGAGAGGGTTATATAATGAAGCTCAGGATTTAGAACTTTGACGAAAAAATATATTCACATAAATCAGCACGTAATTCGTGCGAATAAAAAACATAATAAAAACGAACCTGTAATAACAATTAAAGAAGGTCGTAAAAATACCTATTGTCATTCAGTAGAGATTAAAGGTCCATCTGTAGTTCGTTATGGTGGAAATGATAAACCCATATTATCTTGTGGTGCAAGAGTCGTTATTGAAACGGAAAGTGACTTAGTAATTGATTAATTTTAAAACTGTCAGTTGGAAAAATTTCCTTTCAACTGGTAATACATCTACAGAAATAGAACTAGATAAAAATAATACAACACTAATTGTAGGAGAAAATGGTGCAGGTAAGTCTACTATTCTTGACGCTTTATGCTTTGGATTGTTTGGAAAACCATTCCGTATCATACCAAAAAACTTATTAGTTAATACTATTAATGCAAGCTCTACAGAAGTTATTGTTACTTTTAATATTGGAACTCGACAATGGAAAGTTATTCGTGGTATCAAACCCACGAAGTTTCAAATTTACTGTGATGATAGATTAGTTAATCAAGATGCAAACTCAAGAGATTATCAAAAGTATTTAGAACAAACTGTATTACATTTAAATTATCGTTCATTCACTCAAGTTGTTATATTGGGTTCATCATCATTTGTTCCTTTTATGCAATTAAAAGCCAGACATAGAAGAGAGGTTGTAGAAGAGATTTTAGATATAAAAGTTTTCTCTTTAATGAATTTTATTCTTAAAGGTAAGATAAAAGAATTGTCTGAACAATTAAAAGATTTAGACTATGAGTTTAAATTATTTATTGAAAAGATCGCATTACAAAGTAATTATATAGATGACTTAAAAGCAAACAAAGACAAAATCTTAGAAGAAAAATATAATTCATTTGCAAAAAATGAAGATAAGATTTCTGAAAGAGAAGCAGATAAAAACGATTTAGTAATGTCAAATACCTTTCTTGAAAAAGAATGTTATGACAAAGATGAGATTGAAAAAATGCTTTTAAGATTAAAAAATGATCGGGCAGATATAGCTGCAAAACATAAACAAATCTCTCACGAAGAAAATTTTTTTAGATCAAATCAAAGTTGTCCAACTTGTTATCAAGATATCTCTGAAGAACACAAAGAGAATATGATAAAAGAAAAAGAAAAAAGTATTAAAGAAATTATTTCTGATGCAAAAGATTTGAAATTAAAATTAGACAATGCAGATGCTAGACTCTCAGAGATAAATAAAGTCCTTAAAAAAATAAGAGAGAATGAAATAAAACAAGCAGAATTGCATAGTTCCATTTCTGAATTAAAAAGATACAACAACACTTTAAATAAAGAAATAGAAGATTTTCAAAAAGGCTCTGTATCAGAGAGTGATATTGATAAACTAGATGCACTAAAAACAGATTGTAAAAAACTTGAAGAAAGAAGAAGTGAAGTTAAAGAAGAAATTGTTTATACTAATGCTGTAAAAGATATGTTATCTGATAGTGGAATAAAAACAAAAATAATTAAACAATATTTACCAATAATGAATCAGTTAATTAATAAGTATCTTGTTTCAATGGAGTTTTACGTTAACTTTAATTTAGATGAAAAC